ACATCGGACACGCTTAGAGAGGGTTGCTTCGATGTGCAAGCACAGGAACAGGGAGTCGGTGGAGATGACGGAGTAACCGCTATGCAAGAACTCCTTTGTGCAATCGCTTCTGATTGGGGCGAACTTGAGATTGTTGAACTTGAGAACAAGCACGAAGTCCGTACCGATATTTGGTACGCAGAAGATGATGGGGATGGGAACCTACTGCATCACGCCTATCCTGTCATGCTCGTTGGTATGATTGACGGTGTGTTCCGTCATCCCGATGGACACCTCGTTGTGGTCGAACTTAAGACTGGTTCCTGTAACGATGGTAAGATGTCTCGTACTCGACGGGAACTGTGCTTCTATCGCAAGTTACTCGGACTCAAGGCTTATGAAGAACCGACCCACTTCTTGACCATTTATCCCGATGCTGACAATCTTGACTTCTTGATGAAGATGCAGAACAAAAAGAACGTCGAAATTTGGATGGGGCTTGAGAAGGGAATGGCTGTCTACGAGAAGGCGGGAACACGTAGTATTAGTGCTATGGAGAAAGCATTAAGTAAGAGCGTACACGGCATGATGACACAGGAGTTCCCTATGAAGTGGAATGAGTTTTTCTGCTCTCAATGGTGTAACTTTCATTTATCGTGTAACGAAGAATTGATTGGAGGTGAATCAGATGTACTGTAAGAAATGTGATAGTGGACAAATTGAAGAAACAACTATGTGGCAAGTAACAGGTCAAGTGGATGGACAAAGAAATTCTACTGTTGTTGCTACGTGTAAGGGATGCGGAAACAGATGGGTTGTTGAAGAATGAACTTCCCACGAGAAATCGGACTCAAGCGAACCATATGCGACAACCTCAAACAATTCAATGACTACGTGGGGAAGTTAAATGGTAAGTCAAACTGTTACACTTCTCTGTATGCGTTCAAGAACAGACGCACCGATATGTCATGGAAGTTTGATGTTGATAGCGCAATCATAGATAGAGCGTGGTGGGACTTCGATGAAGGAGAGAGAGGCGACATACAATCTGTCAAGACTGACGTATGCGAACTCATACAACGACTCGGAGACACACGCTCTGTTAGACTTGTTGCTACGGGGCGTGGGTTCCACGTTCACCAACTCTTCAAGCGACCTGTAACTGGTCGAGAGTGGCATGAGCATTTGGGTCGCTATCAAAGACAGATGGCTAACGGACTCAAGACACTTGATGGCGTTGGATTCCCTGCGAAACTTACTCGCATTCCCGATACCTACAATGTAACCCGTAACCGATGGGCTGTAAACATACCCGTAGAGGCGTTTCTAAGCGATTGTTTGCATTACCCTATACCTACTACTCCAAACAACAAACACGCTGTTTTAGACCCCTTCACAGGCGATTTAGAGGGTGTTCCGTTTGACATCGTGAAGTGGGTTGCAGACAATCCCAAACAAGATGTTGAATTGCAAGCGTTTGAGGGAGAGATTGGAAGTGCGGGAGAAGTACCTATTCCACCCTGCCTTGAGCGCGCTGTCAAACACGACAACCCGAAGCACGATGTCCGAGTCGCTCTCGTTCAAACGATGGCGGAAGAACTACGATGGTTCACAGACCCAACGAGTTTGAGTCAATCAGAACTCAAGGAGATGGAAGACACCATCTTCAATTACATCAAAGGATTGGGATGGAGAGACTTCAACGAATACAGGTCGCGATTGGGAATACGAACTAATCTCGGCTACTCACGCTCACCTTCATGCAGATGGTTCAATGTACGTGGTATGTGCAAGGGCAAGTGTTGGAGATACGACGGAACAATTTAAATGTCAATAGCAGTATGGTAAGTACAATGCTCCTCATTGATACGAGAGAAAATGAAAAACTAATTCACAAACTTCTCATCAAGATGGGTGATGCAAAGACTGACCCTAAAGGCGATGCTCAAGTCGTATTTCTCAAGAGCGCAGACTACATCATCGGTGATTGGGGAATAGAGGCTAAGGAGATAAACGACCTATACCGTAGCATTCTCGGTATCGGTAGAACACGCACAATCGTAGCACAACTAACCGACCTGTGCGAGAACTTTGAGAACCCATTCCTCGTTGTCTACAACACCGAACTCAAACCCTGGTTCTCTCACGGCAGACCTAACGCCAAGCAGATTTCCGACGAGCGCAAGAAGATGGCTAATGTCATCAAGTCATTCAAGATGACAATGAACCGACGCTTTCCAAAACTCAAATTCATGCAACTGACTACTATGGATGACTTCGTAGATTGGTTAGAAACAAACCATAGACAGAATATCATCTCTAAGATTAACTCACCCGCCAAACTGACTACTAAGAAACCGATTATTGAAAACGACTCACGCATAAAGGCGATAATGGATTGTGGTGTGAATCGCGACCAAGCGGTTAAACTGCTTGAACACTACGGTACACTCCCAACCCTACTACAAAAGAAAACCCGTCAAGGGGATATGATGGAAGTAGCCAACATCAAGCGCAAGCAAGCCAAAGCAATACTTAGCCTAAGAGATGAGTTCAGTACGGATTGAAGCCATACCTTGCCGAGTCTCTTCCGAACACACTTGAGCGTTGGAAGTTCACCTTTATACCATGCAACACTACTGTTGAATTGTTGGCGTTGTCGTTGTTTGAGTTTGGTGTTCTTGATATTGTTACTTTGATGTTGTTACCACCTACACCTGCACCACTTAACGGGGTACTTGAAAGTAAAGTAACATTTGACTTTTCGGTGTTACCCGATACATTGAACGACCTTGTAACCGATGTGGCCGTTTCTTCGCACTCTATTGTTACATCTAATGTCGCTCTTTGGTCATCCGTACCACCTAAACTTACCGAAGCAGTAACACCTATTATCTCATCTGCTACATCTTCGGGAACACGAGAAGTAATAGTCTGTTCGTGAGTAACCGAATCTGAACTATCGGGGTCTACTAATCCAGGAAATACCCAACCTTCACTTGTCTGTGTAGCACCTGCGGAACTGGGCTTGATAGAACTATCCAACCCATCTATTCCTTTTTGGATGCTCGTGGCAGGTATAGGTTTAGGTTGCCCTAAAATACCAAAAGTATTACTACTTAATCCATCGCCGTTGAGTTTCATCTTACCTTTAATTTTGTTATGTAGACCCGCAGTAGTGTTGTTAGCACCAAAGGTCTTAGTGAAGCCACCCTTACTCATTGTAGAGAACCTCCCTCCTTGAATCTTACTTGGTATGAAACCAGTTTCGCCAATAGGTCCGACTGTTCCACCAGGATATACTGTACCGCCACCTTCGGGGTTATTTCCACCATTTCCACCTGGTCCCGTTTGTGGAGGTACGTTGGGCTTTTCGGGTGGTTGTGAACTTCCTCCACTTCCTGGATTGTAAGTTCTTCCTTTCGCTACGTTAGGGAACAGATAACTTGTCAATCCACCTGCCGATTTGGTTTGGTCGCGCTCAAGACTTAACGATAAATTTTCTATGTCGTTTTCATTAACCGACCAACTCACTTTGTTTATCACTAATGGTTCATTTGTCAAACCTAATCCGCTATCGGTATAGGTTACTGTCGTTGCAGGTCGCCATCTCAAATCTTCTACGACGTGCAATCGACTACCATACCAAACATAGCGTGTTCCGTATGCCCCCGACATATTATCGTATTTGTGGCATCCTATCGGGAAGATACTGTTAGCGTTGTGATTAGACCATGCGCCCGATTTGAGTTCAGTAATATCGTGAGAGTTGTGAAGAATACCCGATGCTGTTGGGTCGCCACATCTTCTTCTCAAAAGAGCCTTCAAATAGTCTATGTTTACCGATACGGTTATCTTGGGGTCTGTTGGTCTTGCAGTAGACCAGTAGCCTGTGGGAATAATTATCTCATAGAACCCATTGTAGGCTACATCTACTGTTGAGAAACTATCTACTGTTGCCGCATAAGAAGGAGCAAATTGAGTAGGTTGTGAGTAGTGATTTGAGAATACAGCACCAGGAGTTTTGTTGAAAGCACAATCACTAATGCCAATTGTAAATTGTGCGTTGTCAATATCTGTTCCCGATTGTCCGTCTTTCAAAGCAACCCATACACGCAAGTCCTCACCTGTTGTATCGCTCGCTAACGGGCAACCTGTTGGTACATCGACTAACTGAACAGCATGAGCGAGTGAGTTTGCACCCCACCACCAATACCAATCATCATAGGTATCTGTTCCGCCTGCCGTAGTTCCTTGATTGTAATAACCTGCCCCGAATCTTTCACGCTTGTATGTTGCATCAGTTCCGTTTGCTTTCATGTTCCCATCAAGAGCATTGACTGAACCTGGAAACAAACAACCTGCTTGACCTGACCATGCGAAGTTGTAGGCGTTGTCATACAAAACCCCTGTACTTGAACCGTACACGGCTTGTTGTACTACTGACCTTTCCATGTTGCGAGACGCATCGACAATGTAACCATAGCGACCTTTGAGCATTTTATCTTCGTCATCTAAATCACGAATGATTTCTCCCGTTACCGATAAAGACTTCTTAGTGGATTTGTTATATTCTTCTTGTGCTATCGAAATGGCTTCTTCTGCACTCCTAATACTCGGTTGCTCAACAATCTTCCAACGGTATGTTTGGTTGAGTGTTGCTTCGGGATAATCTATGAACGATGCGCCGTTGTTATAGTAAACCCGCACGTTGCTAATCTGACCTGCCATGTTTGCATCCATAGAAGAAATCATAAGGTTATCTCTCGTTATCGCTTCACCACTATTGTATGCGGGTCTAATTTCTAACTTGTTATCTCTGCCTATTTGATATGTTATAGGTAATCTCTTTGAATTATTATAACCGAATCCTGTACTCTCGACAGATTCACGAACTGTCGAGAATAAAGTTTTCCCTCCTCTCGCATCCATTATTGAACCAAACGAATCAAAGTTTGAATTAGTTCCATCGGTTGTCATGCTTTCTGTTTGTGGTATAGAAGATATGTCAAAATACAGAGGAGCGTTAGCCTGTGCTAACCATGTGTTACTCAGTATCATAGACCACATAGCCCTCATCTTATCATGCATCCAAAAAGTTCCTGTGGAGGGAGCCTCGATATAACCATTTAATTGCATAAGGAATCTTAGAGCAGTAACCGCACCAGTAGATGAACCTATGATTACACTATCGAAAGCACCCGAAGGGAGAGGAGTAGTTGAAGTTACTTGTATTTGTGCCGAACTTCCATTTGTATAATTTGTATTGTCGGCAAGAAGCCCCATAAGTAAATCATATGAAGTTTGACTATCAAGTTTTCTGCCTGCATCAGCCTCAACATATACTTCTGATAACTGTCTTGGTATGGTGATGGTATCTCCGATTAGAACAGTTTTTCTCGTACTGCCAGTTTCTTGATATATTGGTACTCTACTTGTATATCCCGATAGACTGATGTTCGACAATGTTATTGTAGTAGAAGATACTGATGATATTTGTGCGACCCACTTAGCAGTTGTGTTACGAACTCTCATTCCTGTTTTTACTCCGTCAATAAGAAAGTCTGCCGCACTACACGTTATCGTTAATGGGTCGGAATTAGTACCCGCGTTTGATGCGGCAGATGTCGCTGTTTCGGTAACTGCTGTTTCCAATTTTCCTTTATACACATACCAAAAGATTTCCTCTTGTGTATTTTGAGTTTCTTTACCACGAGATGCCGTAATCTTACCAAACCCTTCATCTGCAAATTTAGTCAAATCACTTACTGATTCTTTAACTTCTATGACCCTATCTCCGACATTGATTGTTCTGTTTAGTTCTGCGGTTTCTATTAACCACCTTCTAAAATTCTTGTGAAACCCATAAGGTCTGTCGTTATTTGCATCTGTGCTTGATGCCTGTTTCCAATAGTTATCCATCAGAATAGGAAAGCCACTATATTCAGTAACGAAATCTCCTAAGTCGGTGTTCCCACCTGCGTCTTGACCAGTAGTACCGTAGTTAGCGAAGGTATTTAGATTGAAGAATTTAGCCGCATCTATGATTAAAAAACAACCGCCTTTCCCCTCCCAATCAGAAAGATTATTCTCTCTGTAATCAGATGAACCACCGCACTTACGATAGTATGTTCCGTATGTGGTATCGTAAGGTTCTAAACTTGTGAATAGAGTTTCAAGGGTTAGGTCATTCCCGCTAATGCTTGCTATTTTGTGAGTTCCGTTGTAGTAAACGCTATCCATAATGTAAACGTGGTCGCCTACTGCAAAATTACTTCCCGAACTACTCGGACCTTGTATTCTTGCCTTACCGCTATTGTTAGTGATGGAGTAGCCGCCATTGTTAGCCATCTGATATGTAACACCGACAGGCGGCTTTGACCAATCTCCACCTGTTGATGGGTCGTTTTCCGCATTGATTTCCCACATATCTAAGTCATTTCCAATCTTAAGAGAAGTAAATGATTCATAGCCGCCTTCGTCATTCAATTGGTCTGTAATCACCATATCTACTTCGTAATTATCTGATGTCGGCCTCATCAAACCGAATGTGTTTTTTCTATACTGGCCGTCTGCATCAGCATCGCCATTATTTCTCATATCAGCCCATAGAACCCAACAATGTTTGTAATCCGTTGCTGTTGTTAGTATTTCAATAGTGGAGTTGATTAGATGGTCTTTGGATAGACCCGATATGCCGAGAAGGTAATCGTTACCATCGGGCGCACCTTCTACTGTTCCAGTATAGGTAAATGTGTCTATGAACCCATCAGTATCGGTTATCTGTGCTACTCCGCTTGCGTTAGTTACTTCTGCCAACAAAGCCGCATCAACCTTAACTCTTACATCTGTCGTGGTTACGGCGGCTGTTATTGTTCCTGTTGCATCGGGATTTTTGTTTATGACTCCGAAGTGCTTTTGGAACCAGGGCGATAGAGGTAAGTCTCTCATCCAAACTGCGTGTTGGTCGCGATATGTTAGTGATTCACTTGTTGGTTGTATGTACCCTCTATCAATAGTAAATGGTATAGAAGCAGTAACACTTAGAGAAGAAGTGTATAATCTATTCGTGAGAATGTAGAAATTACCACCTTGTTCAACATAAGCACTTACAACGAATGTTCCGTCTACAACGGATGTACTTACTCCAAACTCAGGTAATACAATAGTGTCTCCAACCTCAACATATTCTGTCCCTGTTCGATACGGTCTTGAACTAAACTTAAACCAAACCCCATTAGCGTTACCGTTATAGCCCGAAGGTGCAGTTTTCGATATGTTCTGTAAAGTAGCAGAAGAGTTAGCAGTATAAGAAAGACCATTTATTCTTAGAGCCTGTCCTCCTTTGAAATTTCCACCTATGTTTCTTGCGTTAGTTACTGAATTAGATATATTGTGATTATCAGTACCAAAGACTACTACACTATCAGAAGATGAAAAAGAAGTTCCTGTTTTTTCAAGAATAACTTCTGCATTTCCCGAACTATCTTTATTTATTCCAACAATTGAGTAACCGAGCCATTCATTTTCTACGTTGTTAGGACCGTACTCATCTTCGTTGTTGTATATCTGAATAGGGAATGCACTATTTACCGTAGTCCTTTGATTGTGCAATTCTTTGTAGCCTGTATCTTTTTCAAAACCAATTGAAGAGTTCCCCACTTCAAGTTTTTTAGCACCCAAAAACATCATCTCGGAAAGCAAAGTAACTTCATCCGTTCTTGCATTTATTGAATCAGTATCAACAAAACCTATTTGTCCTATTTCCCACGTAGCGATTTGTCTATCAAGAAGGGAAAGAGAGTCTCGGAAATCAAACATGACTTCCCTCGTTCTTGATGAGGCGACTTGTCTTATGGACATCTTTTCTATTATTGATGACCATAGTGGCCTGTCTATGTTTCCGTTGAAGAGAAGTACCTTCCAATCGCTTATATTGCTATCTGTGAAGAGAGGGGTAAGGGAAAGAGTTGAATTGTCGTCATAGACTCTTATCGAACCGTTACTTATACCATTAGCAGGCATAGTGCATTTCCAAGCACTTACGGGAGCAGGGTTTTTATTTCCATCAGGAAGGTCGGTGAGGGGTCGATAAAGTGAAACTCTGTCTATTAAAGTGTTTATTTGAGTTTTCTTTTTTGCCGCTATACTACTGCTATTGTAGTTGGTAACAAACATTTCCCAACCAGTCAATTCATTGGCTTTGAAGGCCGCAGATGTTTGGGTGTTGTTGTTTAGAGTGTAGCCACTACTGTAAGCACCCGCAGTAGCGTTTGTAGCAGTTACTTCTGTGCCGTCGTGATATACTTTGAATTTGTTGTTGGTGTAATCAATCTTGAAATCTAAATCGAACCAGGGTTCTGTTGCTGTTACTGCTGTCCCTGCATCCCAAGCCATGTGATAAAAAGGGACTACATCGCTAAGACCATCACCACCATCGGGTCTGATTGTCCAGTTGATAGCAGGCGTACCTCCGCCCGAACCAGTAGTTCCAAAGGTTGTGTTCTTAGGGAATCCGACCTTGATGACGTATTCTACTGGACTACTTGAGTCTGCATTTACGGCAATACCGTTGGGTTGTGGGCTTGGCATATAACCATTCATAGAGTGAGTTGCCATCCTTATACCAAAATACTCGTTATCGCCTCTACTGTTGAGAGAGCCGTCGTAAGCAATAACAGGTCGATAAGCACCCGATGGTGTACCTGCGTTGTTGAGTCTGTTGTCATCCAATTCGTTCATGTATGTCTGTACGCACAAGAAAGGTTTGCCTGCCTTACTCTTGATTGGTTGAAAGATACGTTCGGGATTGTCTACATATGCCGTTGCGTTACCACTTGCATCATAAGAGTTTAGTTGTATTCTTTCTCCCATCCAAACACCAGTTAGATGAGCCGTCTGCATGAAGTCGGGCGCAGTACCCGTAGAAGGATAGCCTGCCCTTGTCCCATTAGCCCAATTCTTAGCGTTGTAGGTGTAGGGGGGTCTACGGCCAAACGATGCGTCTGTGTCGCCAAGAGGCACGATGTATCGGGATGATGTATCACCCGAACTTGAGAATGTGATGTATGAGTCAGAAGTATTAGCGACACCCGCTTTATCATAGCGTAGTCTGTTAGGATGCGCCCAACCCGAAGGGAATTGCAATTGTGAGCGACCTTCCCACTTACGACCTTTTGATAATCTGTTAGTATCGAGAGTAGCCCAACGAGCGATACCGTCATTGAGGAGAAGATAATTGCTCGATGAAGAGAACTCGCTATTGTTTGCTCTATCACGAACCGACCATCTGTATCGGGGATTGAGAGTAGCCTCTCCGTTCATCACGTTTCCATGATGAGTAGCGTTAGCATCGTAAGCGTTATCGGCGGAGGGAGTGTTGGTATCATCAGCGATACACCTCGACCCTTGAAAGTCATCATAGTAGCCTGCGAGCCAAAAACCAAACTTTGCAAAACCTGTTCCTGTTGTTCCTGTTCTAACCATCTTCTCACCTATTCTGCAAGGTTTACACCTTTCTCTGCTAAACTCTCTTCTACCATCTTTGTGATTTCATTTGCCGCTTGTCTTGTGGTCATACCGTTAAACGTATTGTTCATAATAAGTTCGGTTGTATTGATAAGAGTCTCTACACCCTTGTTCACAACTTGCTTTAACATATCGCCAGTTACATTTCCCGCCTTCATACCAAAGAACATTTCTTCTCTTTCGTTACCGAATTGATACATCGCATCCCTCGCCGCTTCAAGTGGTCCGATAAATGTGGTATCTATTGCCCCTTGCATATCCCCCATTTCAAATTCTCTTCCCATACTTTTTACTAAGACCATAAAATTTTCCATACTATTTGAGGTTAATGCTAAATCGTATATCAATGAACTTGAGTCGAAAAATCGAGTACCCAACCTTTCTTCAAATGTGTCTCCGAGTATATCCTTATCGTCAAACAACTTTGATAAAGACTTTAGATACCCACTACTTAGGTCGCCTGTTTCAACATCTTGAACGAATTTTGTTAATGAGAGTTGGTCAAGAATAGCCTGTTCTTTCAACATATTGTCAATTTTTTGTTGGTGCATAGACTTTACTCTTTCATTTTCAGACTTATCTAATTGCTGTTGTTGTAGAGCAATCCTATAATTTATGGACATTATCTCATTTTCTGTGTCCAACCAGTTCATATCTTGAAATTTAAGTCCCATAGCACTAAACTCTTCTTGTGTGAAATCAGTAACGGCGTATTGTAATCGTTCAACAGAATCCGATACTTCATCAATTGATTCTGACGCTTCCATCGACTCAGGGATTATTTTCAAAAGAGTGTAAGATATACCTGCTAATGCTAACCCTAATCCTCCGAACATTCCTATGCGAGTAAGCATTGTTGCGTTACCTGCCGCCATTGTTGTGTTTAATGCTCCTTGCGCTCCCGCCAACCCCATAGTTTTTCTTGCCGTATCAGCCATTTGCGCCCCCATGACACCCATCTGTACTGTGCTTATTACCATAGAAGCACCCATAGCAATAACAGAAGCGGTCATCAAATCTTGTTGTAGTTCTGCATCTTCTGTCATACTTGAAAAGAATGAAAGACTCATAGATACTATACCCAAACTTCCGTTTAGCATCATTAGTCTCTGTGAGTTTCTCATAGATTTAGCGGCTAAAGCGTCTTGAGCCATATTCGCCGCATTTATTTCGTTAGCAAATATAGGCAACTGCATTATTATTTGATGCAATACATCCGACTCTATGCCGAGCATAGTAGATAACTTCAAAGCGACTCTTGACGCTTCTTCGCTTACTATGTTTGATACTTGTTGGGTATTCAATTTCTGTCTCCCTTCTTGGTCAAGTCTCTCTGTCGCTCGCGCCGCCCCATCGAGAAGCATAATCTCCATATTGTGAGCCTGTCCTGTGAGTTTACCACCCTGCATTACTTGAAGTACATATTGTAGTAATTCTACTTTTTTCATTCGTAAGGCATTTATCTCTTCTACGTGTCCCGCCATGACCTGTTCTTGATTAAGTCTTTCCAAAAGATATGCTCCTTCTTTAGACTTACCAATAAATACCCCATGCTCATCTTGTATGTTTCTTATATGTCCCAAAGATAACAAAACTCTTTCGTGTTGTTCCGCTTTAACCAAATCAGCATTCAAGTTCTGTTGGGCAAGTTTTTCAGAATTTTTCAAGAACAACTTATTTTTCATAAGTCTCTCTTCTCGCGTTGCTCTTGTCTCATCGGCCATTCTGTAACCTGTTGTTTCTCTCGCTATTATTCTCAATTGTTCGTCGATAGTTAATCTTGAGCGAAGTGGTATTAAAGCCTTTTCTGATGTTTTTAATCTTTCAAATTCATCTTGAGTTGTCAATTTATTCAGTAAACTTATTTCATTTATCAAGGACTTTTCTTTGTTATACCTTTCCATAATTTTCGCTTCTTCTAAATCTAACGAAGCAAGGTCTTTTAGGTGTGAAATATCAGCCGCCATTTGCATTTGTTTCATAGAGGTTAATCTCATTTGTTCTGTTTGTAGTTGTCCTATTTTTTGAAGTGAAATCTGGTCTTGTAAATTTAACTCCTGTCTAAGATTTTGTAAGGTGGCCGACTCTTGACCACTTTTCATACCGTATGCGCTCGCTCTTGCAATATCTACACCCGCAAGCCCTCGCATGATTGTTTCTTGCGTTCTAAGAGATACGTTCATAGAGAGAATGTTAAGGTACGCTTCACCGAAAGGAGCGAACACTTTCATATATTGTTGCATCCCAAATACCAATTCACTTACAGGTTTACCTATATCTGTGTTAATAAGGTCTGCTACTGCGGAGTTGAAATTGGCTTGAGCCAAAGTACCTCTTGTTACTGCGGGGATAAGGGCGTTTCCGAGTTTCGCATTCATATTGTCGAGTCTCGCTTCGGCTATCTTGAGTAGTGTGGCTTCATCTTCCAGTTTACGGTTCAATTCTTCCTGTGCGCTATCGACATCGTTTATGGATTGACCTGTCAATTCCATCGCTCGGTCATAACCTTCCATTAACTTGATAGCACGAATGTAGTGGTCGTTACCTGCCAACAATTGAGCAATTCTTCTTTTTTCGCTTTGTGAGTTCATTACTGATGATGTTGTCAAATCACCCATGATGTCCTCCATAGAACGCATTTCTCCGCTTGCAGTTTTTGTTTCTATGCCGAGTCTTTCAAGTTCAGTAGAGACACCACCAGTATCAGCACCCAGTCGAGCATACATCTGTTTCAAAGCACGACCCGCTTTACCTTGTTGTTCACCTCTTTCGATTAGAACTGCGGAAGCCGCCGCCATGAAATTGATACTGTCGCCTGCAAGATTACCTGCCGCCGCAAACTCGTTCATGACGTGGGTGATACCCTGCATAGTAGCAGAAGAACGGTTCTCAATTGTGTTGAGAGAGTCTAAAAGTTTCATGGAAGTATGTCTAACCATATTTGCCTGTTTCTCTGCGCTTAACGCTCTGAATTGTTCTTCTGTAAGACTACCCATCATGAACTGTGTCTGTTGTTGCAAGTTGATGAGTTTGGTCATCGCCTCTTGTGTTTCCATACCACCAATCAAACCGAAGGTGATACCTACTTCACTCGCCGCACCGATAGAGCCAGTTCCGAGAACACCACCCAACTGAGCCATTCTTGACCCTGCGTTGAGGGCTTGGTCAGCAGTAAACCCTATGGATTCACCGAAGTTCGACATATCGGCAACCATCTTTGCCGTTTCCGCTTCGCCTACATTTGCGAACTTTTCAAATTCAAGTCTTGCTTCTGCTATGGTGCGAGCAAGTGGAACTGTCGAATCTACAACAGATTGTAATTGGTCATCGAGTAAACCTGCCGATTCTGTGATACCTGTGATACCGTCGAGCATCAGTCCTTCAAACACACCGACCTTAGCCCTTGCGTCGGCAATCAGTCTTTCGGCTTGGAACGTACCTACAACGTCGAAGAAAACCCTCGATGCGCCTGCCCTAAGCACGACCAAAAGGATAGCCACAGAAGCGAAGTATAGGGGTAAAAATAGTTCAACAATCATTCACCTTTCCCACCTATTACTTTACTTCTTCTCTAAAGGGATGCCTAATGACCTAAATAAGTCTAAGCCTTCGTTGTTGTTTAAGAGTTGGCGTTGAGACTGTTTTTGTTTACGCCTTGCCACCATAGAGTTACCATCTCTCTTTTTCTTAGAATCTTTAGTGGCTTCTGAAATTCTATCTTGAATTTCTGAGGCAACTCCCATATCAAGGAGCAGTTTTTCTTGACCGCCTTCGCAATCGTATCTGTCCCATAAATCGCTCGGTAGAACCCCTTTGTAAGCCATACAAAGAGATGGGGCTATTCTACTGAATTGTCCAAAGGGGGCGCACCTTCGGGGTCATCGCCACGAACAAATCCGAGAATCATTCTCAGTTCTTTGCTTGTGAGATTGTCTACGTCGAATCCCGCAGGTTCGATAATACATCCTGGTATCCAGGATTCAATCTGAGACTCCATACCTGCACCCGCTTTATCGAGTGATTCTGTGAACTCCATCTGTTGTTCTGCTGTCCACTCTGTCGGGTCTAAGCCGAAGTGTAGATGTTCACGGAAAACTCTCGCTTGGATGTTTTCGATTTTTAGTTTAGTCATTCCACCCGCTTGTTTTACGAGTATCTTACTATTATCTTCTAATTCAAATTCTTTTGTCAATGTTGGCATTATACTTCACTTCTCTACTATTCTTTCCATTAAGGAATACTATTCTATGCTATATCAGTACACGGAGGACTTGTCATTTCTCATGACAATATCCATCATCTTGTCAGCAGGGTTACTTCCACCTGCGTCAAACAAAGCGACGAATCCTACTGATAGGGTTTGACTGTCTCGACCCGATACGTTTGCTTCGGGTGCTTCAAATCGAATCTTGTAAAAGTTAAATGTGAGAAGGTCTGCAACTGAATCAGAACCGAATTGAACCTTTAATGCGGTGTTTGTTGAACCTGCATCGGGAGCGAACTCAAGACCATCAGTAGCAATCAATTCTGTGTAAAGAGGTTCACTCTCAACAGCAGTAGTTAGGTATCGGTTGAACTCGATAGTTCCGCTAATCTCACGACGTTGTGCGGGAGGCGCACGAATGTAAGTTGTGCTTCCTAATCCACAGGCGTTGTCTCCATCACGGTTAAGGTTGATGTCAAAGGAGATTGACTTTACTGCGTCTGATGCAGTTGCGTCGTTGTTGAAGAATACCTTAGCGTTAGAGAAGTATAGCGCAACTTTATCATCGGGGAACGCAGGGGTGAGTGTTCCAATGTTTTGTACTGTTCCTTCTGCTCTTGCCATGAAGTTTACACCGACTGTTGCGTATTCGTTAAGATTTGCATTTATTGATAGTGATTCAACAACTGCACCAGTATAATAATGCTCATGTTCTTCACGACCAACGATAAGTGTAAAGGAAGGTGTATCGAGAGTAGTAGTGTTTTCTACTTCTGTAAAGGTGTGTGGATAAAGACCACTTGCTACTGAGCCGATAGTGTCTTTACCCATAATACCGAGCAAGACGTTACCCATAAAATTGTCATTCATAAGTGCTAAGTTTATATCTCCATCGGAGTATTCCTTACCAGTATGGGATTCAGCCGCACCATAGCGACTCATATCTGCACGAGTTAGTAATTCAAATTGGTGGCGAATAGATTCATCATCTGCTTCACCGAAAACATATCCACTACCAGGGTTAGTCCCATAAGCGGATTCTTTAGTTAGAGCAACGAAACGGTTGTCAAATGCTTGAGGCATAGTCAAACCATCAGTCGGTTGTCATTTAAGGGTTATCACCGAGTTCGCATATTTATACGTCGGAGATAAGTGAAAGAAAGAATGTGTGTGCAGATGGTATCGTCATCGTCAAATTTGTGGTCAAGAGTTAGGTTGTAATCGTTTAAACTGTCCGTAGTACCGTTAAGACCTGTGTTGCGATATACCTCATCAAACACCTCACCAACGATATTTAAACCGAGTCTGTATGCGTTCTCATAGTTTGTGCCACGAGTCGTTACATACACGATGACTTCGTACTGTTGGTCTATACGGCCACCACCGAGAGCGTTAAATTCGGGACTTTGAATCTTCTCCAACATGACATGGATTAGTGGAGGTTGCATTCTTGATAGCATGGCATTTGATATATCGAATCCGTACTTTATTGCACTATTATCAAC